CTTCTTATGTGAGCCACTTCCTGCGCAACCAAAAGACGAATTCTCCGGCAATCCGCACCTGGCTGTTGGAACATGGCTGCCCGGCCAAGTACCTGGGCAGCGAAAAGAAGGAGGCAGCGTGATGTTATTGAGGGACGCCGGCCAGTTGGGTGGCCTCCTGCATAAGCTCCGCCACCGACTTTTTGGAAGGAGTGACGCGTCCGCATGCGCACCGGATCTCAATTCTGACACGGCCTGGAAAGCGGCACTCTGCCAGTTCAAGCAGGTCGTAACTACCACAAGTGGAGCAAATTGGTTTGGAGACGGTCAAGGGGACTGGAAACTCCTCGACCCCAATGGCGTTGAACTTGAAACCGCCGTGCGAGAACTGCTTGAATATTTTAGGATTCCAATTCGGACAGCGGTTGGACATGTCGTTGAAGACGGCGTTGATCCCGCCAGACTGGCAGCGTTCTATAAGATGGGCTTGTTGCTTGATGTGGAAGGCCTCAAGAAGGCCAACTACTCCCAGAGTAAAGCACGCTGCGCCCACTGCGGCCGACGTATCCAGAAATATTTTTGCGAGACCGAAGGCAGCCACGGCGGCCAATACCGTCAAGACCCCGACTTGGTTCAAAGCACGGGACAACATCTCATGAACGGTCTTCAGGAAGGGGTCTGCTAGGATTTTTTCGGACATTTCCGCGTCTCCTTTTCGGGTTGACGGTTTCGGAAACAGGTAACGGAAACCCTAAAAGGGACGCGGAAAATCTTCAAGGGCGGTAGGCGGTAACGGCGATGCAAGACAGGGTTACGGCAAAACAGATCGCACAGGCGCTCGGCGTCTCGGAACGGGCCGCTCAGTCCCGCGCCACCAAGGAGTCTTGGTCGTTCGAGGAGATGTCGTGCCGGGGCGGTAAACGCCGTGTTTACCCTCTCGAAGTCCTGCCTGCCGACGTGCGCCAGGCCCTGGGCCGGGTGGCCGCGTCCGAAGCGGCCGCCGCCGGCCGCCTGGAAGGCCTCAAGCTCAAGCTCGACGCGGACACGGCCCAGGCCATCAGTGACGCAGCCCGCCAGGAAGGCTTGGCCCGATTCGCTCGCATGGGTGGCCAGGCCAAGGCCCGGGCCGAGGCCAGGGCCACCATCGTCGCCGCCTTCGAGGAATTTCAGCGCGCCACCGGACTGCCGCCTTCCACCGCGCGGCATGTTTTCGCCGTCCAATTCAAGGACGGCACGATCCCGCTCGACCAGGAAGTCCGCGCCCTCGTGCCGCAACTGTGCGCCAACAGCCTGCACAACTGGCAGAAAGCGCTCGAAACGGATGGCATCGCCCGTCTTGCCGGTGATTATGGAAAGCGCCGAGGGACCGGAAAAATCGGCAAAAACGCCGCAATCACGGACTTCATCAAGGGCATTTTGGCCGTCACCCCGCTCGCCTCGGGATCCTTCATCCAGGAAGGCCTGAAAGCCCGGTTCCCGGACACCAGTATCGACCTGCGGTCCGTGCAACGCTGGGTCAGGAAGTGGAAAGACGACAATCCGCGCCTGTATCTGGACCTGCAAAGCCCGGATGACTGCCGCTCCAAGTACCAGCCGGCCACGGGCAGCCGCTACGAAGGCATCGTGCGTCCGAACCAGCGCTGGGAAATGGACAGCACCAAGGGCGACGTCATGCTTTGGGACGGCCAGACCAAGTCCCGCCACATCATCGTGGCCTGCATCGACGTGTACACGCGTCGGGTTAAATTTCTGGTCTCGCGTTCCTCCAGTTCGGCCGCCGTGGCCGGCCTGCTGCGCCTGTGTTTGCTGGATTGGGGACAGGTCGAGGAGCTGGGCACGGACAACGGCTCCGACTACGTCGCCAAGCACATGGTGCGCGTGGCCCTGGCGCTCGGTATCGAGCGCGACGTGGCCCCACCCTTTACTCCGGAGCACAAGCCGTTCGTCGAGCGTGTGTTCGGCACGTTTTTGCATAGTCTTTTCGAGGGTCTGACCGGCTACATCGGGCACAACGTGGCCGAGCGCAAGGCGATCGAGGATCGCAAAGCCTTCGCCGAACGCCTGTCCAAGGGGCTTTACAAAGGTGAATTGGCCGAAGCGCCCGAGCTGCTGCTTTCTCCGGCCGCTCTCCAGAAATTTTGTGACGAATGGGCCGACGCCTACTACGCCCACAAGCCCCATTCCGGCGAAGGTATGGACGGCAAGACGCCCTGGGAAAAGGCGGCCGAGTGGACCCAGCCGATCGCGAAGATCCAGGACGTGCGGGCCCTGGACATCCTGCTTTCACCCGTGGTCGGCAAGGACGGCTGGCGTGACGTTCGGAAAAAAGGCCTCGAAATTTATGATAATTTCTACACGGCCCCGGAACTGGGCGGCCACGAGGGCCGGAGAGTCTTCGTGCTTCAGGACGAGGCCGACTGGGGCACAGTCCATGTGTTCCTGCCCAAGCAGACCTCGGACGATCTGGAATACCTCTGCCGGGCCGTGTGCCCGCTCCTGACGGGCATATCCAGGAAGGAAGCGGCCCTGGCCCGCCGCCGCGTCTACGACAAGGTCCGGGCCGAGGAAAGGGCCGCCGCGAAGGCCAACGCCAAGCGCGTTGGGGCCAAGGATGTGGTGCGCGAGGTCATGGAGCATGCCGTGGAGCAGGCCGGCAAGCTGTCCCGCCTCCCCGGCCCAATCGTACCCCACGAGACGCCTATGCTGGCCGAAGCGGCCCTGGCCGCCCGGGCCGGCGACGCGCCGACGCCCAAACCTGCCACCGAAGCCGATCTGGCCGCTCGCGCCGCCCTGGCCGAGGACATGGCCAAGCAAAAAGCCGCCGTGACCAAGCTGCCCGAGACGCCGCGCCAACGCTATGCGCGTTGGCTGGACGTCGACGCGGCCATCCGGGCCGACGCGGCCGTGACGGAACGGGATCGGAAGTGGTGGGCGAGCTACCGGCAGACACACGAATTTTCGGCCCAGGCCGCCTTGAGGGAGATGTTCCCGGACGTGGCGGCCTCGGCCGGCCAATAAAAGCGAACGCCCGCCGGTGGCACGACGAGCGCTCAAAAGAAACCAAAGCAAAGGAGTCTTTGCAGTGACGCAACAACCAGATCTTGTCAACGGCGCCGGTGGTACAGCCCCGCTCCAAAACGTGGGGCTATGTCTGTCGGCCCTGGAGAAGGCAGCCAAACGCCCGGGGCATCTGCCCGGCATGGTCGTGCTCTACGGACCGTCCGGCTACGGCAAATCCACCGCTGCCGCTTATGTGGCCACGCGCCTGAACGCCTACTACGTCGAGGCGCGCTCGTCCTGGACCAAAAAGGCCATGTTGGAAGCGATTTTGTGCTCAATGGACATCCGCAAGGGGCGTCCCACGAATCTCCCCGGAACACCGAAGCAGCCTATTGGCCCCAAATCATGGCCGGTGCAGCCGGCGCGGACCTTGGCCGGCATGATCGACCAGGCCGCCGAGCAGCTCGCCGACTCCGGACGGCCGCTCATCATCGACGAGATGGACCACGTGGTCGAGCGCAATGCCGTCGAGTTGGTGCGGGACCTGTACGAAGCGTCCCGGGCCGCCATCCTGCTTATCGGCGAGGAGGCTTTGCCGGGCAAGCTCGCGCAATGGGAGCGTTTCCACGGTCGCATCCTGGATTGGGTGGCGGCCCAGCCGGCCGATCTCGACGACGGCCGGGCCTTGCGTTCCATGTATTGCGACCGTGTGGGCGTGGCCGACGATCTGTTGGCGGATGTGGTGTCCGCCGCCGAGGGCAGCGTGCGCCGGATCTGCGTCAACCTGGAGCGCATCCAGGAGCAAGGGCAGCTGGACGGGGTGGACGTCATGGACCGGGCCACCTGGGCCGGCCGCCCGCTCTACACGGGCCGCGCCCCGCGCCGGGGGACGAGATGAGCAGACAACCGGCCCATCTGACCGGCGGCATCGCTCCCCGGGATGCCGTGTGGGAGGCCCTGCGAGCCTTGCGCGAGGCCGATCTCGGCGATCTGTCCAGGCGTTCCATGCAGCCGCTGTCCCTGGTCAAGGACTACATGCTTGCCCTGCGCAAGGCCGGGATCGTCGAGGCCGTATACCAGACGATCGGCCCCCAGGGACGCCTGCGCACCGTGTACCGGCTGGTCCAGGATCTCGGTCTTGAGGCGCCCCGCGTGCGCAAGGACGGCTCGTTGATCCCGGCGACCGGCCGGCAACGCATGTGGCGGGCCATGGGCATCCTCAAGGAGTTTTCGGTCCGCGACCTGGTAGCCACGTCCAGCCTGCCCGAAGCGCCGGTCTCGCCGGCCGAGGCGGAATACTATTGCAAATGGCTCACCAAGGGCGGCTATCTGCGCTCGTCCGGGGCCGGTCGATACCTCGCGGTCGCCGCCATGCGCCACGGGCCGCGCTCTCCCCTGATCCAGCGGATTCGCCGGCTGCTCGATCCGAACACGGGCGAGATCGTCTGTGAATCCCATCCCGTCGAGGAGAAGGCCCGATGAAAGGCGCCCTCGAAAAAACGACCTGGGCCTGGGCGGGCAATCCCCCGGATTGGATCGAAGCCCTGGCCGAGGCCTGTGAAGCCACGTCCAGTCGGGCCGTGGCCGCGCGCCTGAACGTGTCGCCGGCGGCCGTGTGCCGGGTGCTTGGCGCCCGGTATGGCAACACGATCGCTATGGAATGGCGCGTGCGCACGGTGCTTATGGCCACGCGCGTGGATTGCCCGGTGTGCGGCGAGATTGACGTGGAGACCTGCCGGACCAACCAGACGCGGCCGTTTTGTGCCGTCAATCCAACATTCGTGCGGCTTTTCCGGGCCTGCCCGACCTGTCCGCACGGGGAGGCCCAAAATGCACGTCATGCGGGGATTGGAACGGGACATGCGGCGTCTGACCGCGCCGGGACGCTTCAAGGCAGCCGGCCGGCGTCAGCGGGATCGGCTCAAAATCAGCGCGGATAGACGCGAATTGGAGGAGGTCGAACCATGCTTGGCAGCAAGATACGCAACGCCCGCAACGCGCTGGGCATCCTGCTTGGGACGGTGATGACCGCAGAACAGTCCGCCGTGATCCGACTGGCCCAACTGGAACTCACCGACGCGGCGGATGCGGCCGACGATTTGGAAATGTCGCTGCAATACTGGTTCCAACGGCCAACCGATGGGGAGGAGAAAACCCATGCGTAAAAAACCGAATCCTTTCGTGGTGGCCGACCTGGCCGCCGCCGACCGGGCCATGGCCCGTTTGGCCGAGATCAAACGCACCGAAGAGGCGCGCCTCAATGCAGCCGTGGACAAAATGAAAGCCCACGCCAAGGAGCACACGGCGGCCGTTCTGGCCGAAAGTGTGGCGCTCGAAGCGGCTTTAGCTACCTTTGCCGAAACCAAAAAAGATGTGTTTTTCAGCAAGGCCCGGTCGCAAGCACTCAACTTCGGGGTGATTGGCTTTCGCCGCTCTTCCGAGCTCAAACCTCAATCACGCAAGACCTGGACCTCTATTTTGGAGCGCATCAAGGCCCTGTCCACAGGGGAAGAGCTTGATCCGTTTAAGCCGGCCATCCGCATCAAGGAAGAAGTGAACCGCGATGTACTCAAGGATTGGCCCGAAGAACGCTTGGATGCCGTTGGGGCCAGAATCGTGGACAAGGATACCTTTTACTATGAGTTGCGCGCCGAACAAATCAAGGAGGCTGCGGCGTGATCGACGCACTGCCCATCGACGTGCGCCAGGTCTTGGATCGGATGCCGGCCGTGCGGGATGCCAATATCGTAGGCTCATGGGCGATGGGAATCGCCAAAACCGGGCAGGATGTTTTCGATGCGGTGCTCCGGGAACGGAACACGGAAGCCCGTGAAGCGGCATCTAGACTGGCCGCCGCAAGCATCCGGCTTGTCGAGTACCTCAACCAGGATTGGCCGTAGGCCGGGAGGAGTCATGAGCGAGCGGACTTTTCGCTGCCACAAATGCGGCCAGGAAAGCACGGCCAAGGCCGAACTGCGGACGCTGCCCACCTGCCCCAGATGCGGCAGCTTCGACCTGGAGCCTCTTCGCGAAAAGGCGGAGCGGACCGTGCCGCTCCGGGTGCTTTTGAGCGCTGAGCAACAGGCGCTTAGCTACAAGCAGCAATACGAGAGGCTGTCCCGGGTGGTCAACGAGGCCATCAAGAGCGGCGCCTTATCCGCAACA